ATCGTAAGCATTCAGGTCGTAAGAAGAATCTCCCTCCGTTAAGGTTTGAGAGACCTCTACAACTTCCCAAAGCTGAACCCCTCGATTAGACCAATCCGCAAACATTAAATTTAGAGAACGCCTAGCAGTGACTGCATCGTAACCTGTACGAAGTTCCAGTCCTGCTAGTTCGTATGCATCCTCTATAGCTAACGCTACATCTAAGCTAAAGGTTCTAGTACCTGAAGTAGCCATCTATCCGTAATGCTTCAATAAATCAAGCACAATGACATAGGTGTCTAAACTAGCGGCTCCTATAGTGGTTAAGAGAATATCCCCTGTCTTTCCAGACCCAGAAGTATTCTGTATTCCACCAAAACCGCTAAAGTCCATATGTCCATTACTTGACTCTGCCAATGCTAATGCGATCGTATTCGTGGTTGCATCCCAAAACAACTGCACTTGGGTAAAACCAGTTATAGAGTGGTGCACTTTATCAATAGTAACACCACTACACGCAGTTCCATCAGCTCTAGCATTCAGCGCACTAACATCAACTTTATTAACAGCACTTTCTCCAGTGCTGTCACTAAGGTTAGTTATCTGGATGACTGCTCTATGCGTACCGTCAATAATAGTTGTACTGGTAACTGCATCTGCCATATCAATTTACTCCCGTATTAAGAGTCAGCGAATGGAGTGACTATAGTACCTGAACCTAGTATCAACCCTTCTACCGCATATTTAGCACTTGCTATCGCAGTTACTTTTATGATGCTTCCTGCCAAACCACCTTTTGTAGAACCGTTCTGGGTAATAACATCATTAGACGCACCAGATATAAAAGTCTTTCCTGTTGCGTCATTTACACCTGTGTAAAGACCGCCAACAAACTTATCAGTACCGTCGGTTTTAATGTCCATGTCAGTAGCTGCTGTTACAACTATAAACGTAAAAGTTGCACCTAGATTTGCTAATTGATTTGGATCACCTTTATCGGTGGGTTCTGTGACAACAATACTAGGAAGTGTAAACACTCCATCTGCATCGTTACAAAGAAGCGGTCTACCCGCGTGAGCAGCAACAGTAATTGAAGTATCAGCGGTTAAGCTAACAACACCACTGTATCCTGCGTTAATAAGACCAGCTAGTGATCTAATAGGGCCAGCGAAAGTCGTCTGAGCCATCGGTTTTTCCTCCTTACGAAAGGGTTCGCCCTAGAGTCTTCGTAAGCGTCTGCTGGGACAGTCGCTAGGGCTAAGTATATTCCCAGAATTAAAGGGGGGCATAGCCCCCCTGTGGTATTATGCTCCAGGAGAGCCGAAAATACCTCTCCAATCAGACCATCCAAAGCTATAACGCTCTCTGGCCTTATAGCGAACATTTCCGGTTTCAAAGTCACCTTCCATGTTCGTTGATACAGCCGTTCGAACAAAATGCTTAAGTCCGTTAGGAACATCAGTCTTCAGGAAGAACGCATCAGTATCAGTCAGATAATGATTTACCGTGTAGCCTTCAGGGACCATGCCCATGTTGCGAACAGCGTTAATATCATTGTCTGCCGTACCTACTCGTCCTTGAGACTCAAGAAGCCTATCCGCAACAAACTGCAAAGCAGGTGGGATAATTAGCTTTCTTGCTTGAGCATTGATTTTAAGACCGCGCTCATCTTCGAACGCAGCAATATCAATCAACGCTTGCTCTAATGAAGTTTCATTCAAATCAGCTGCGGTAGACAGCTCATTCTTCTGATCTTCATTTCCAACGGTGGGGTGGTCAGTTGCACAAAGCTCTTTTCCGTCACCACCAACATAAGACGAACTAAAAGCATTATTTAAAATGTTAGCTGCCTTAATTTGCTTAGTGGTCATCATGGAACGTGCTAGTGCGCGTGTATACCGAGAAGACAGCGTATCATACAGATTATCCTCGATGGCTTCTTCAGTTAGACTGAAAGCCAAAGCGACTGTATCGTGCGTATAACGCGCAGTCCATGCTTCTTGTGCACTGTCGTAGTCCACTGCAGAGCCTTCGCTCTTAACAGGGGCTTCTCCAAAGCCAGTTAGCATTACTTCTTCCTCGTAAGCTCTTTCAGAGTTTTCCGTATCGAAAATCTCTTCGTGCTCATTTGGATACCTATCATACTCAAGTCCAAAGAGAGCATGAAGGCCAGGGACAAGCTCTTTTACGAGTTGTGCTCTATTGATAGCCATTATTTACTCTCCTTTAAACTGCGAAGGTGTTAGTTGGGAATGTAAAATACGCCCGAGCATTAGCACCGATGCTATTGCTAGGAGAATCTACAAAACCGACACATAAAGCAACACCACTAGAAGTAGTAGCTGTTACACCCTCTTTAGAACGACCGTTAGTAGAACTACCAGCAGTCGTACTTAAAGTGTACTTGTTGCCGATAAAACTTACTGCAGGAGTTCCTGCTGTGAACTGTGCTTCAAACACAGTGCCTGGATCAGCATACACATATGCTTCCGCATCTGCGCTGCCAAGTGTAGCTGTGCTTGCAGTCCACGATTTAGAAAAAGTTGGAGTCCCATCCGTAGCTGTGTAATACACACCGTAAAACACACCGACGGGAGTTGAGGTTGCTCCTGCCTGATTGACATAACCCGAAGAAAGTGTGACAACGTCGCCGCTATAAATAGCAGTTCCGTATGCACTTGCAATACGCAATTTCTTGGGTCTAACCGTGCCCCCGTACAGGGACTTTACAGGAGTGAACCCATTAGGTGCATCCGTATTAGCCATTATTAAACCCTCATATTAGAGTGATAAATTAATCAGAACCTGAGTTCCGACTGCCAAATTCAACCTTAGAGTTCCTTTGAATGTCTCTTTTATTTATAGGCATTCTAGGATCACTATCTCGCAAAAGATCGTTGTCTACTCCCTGAAGTTGTTCCTGACTTCTTCTTGCGAAGTAATCAGTTCTTTCTTCTACGGTTTCTTCTGGAACTTTTGCAAGAACCAAACCACCTACTCCAATTATACCCGCGTGTTTTCCGTCATCTACTGTAGGAGAGTCAAACTCTGGATGGTCTTCTGCTCTTACTGGTTCGAATCCTTCACGAATACGTTTAGACATATTCGCTTTGTCATCGTGTCCTCTGACTTCTGCACGTATCCACCTGTGCTTATATCCTTCAGGTGCTTCTGGGGCATCCAACATTGAAGGTGGTTGCCATGTTTTTCTGCGAGCTTTTTTTGCTCGTGTATCAGCAGATCTGGAGGTTCGATCTGTCATTTGTCATCTCCTTTATACATATTTTGCATATTCTTCATAGGGCACTCCTATACGTTTGGCAATAGCCATTTGTGATGGAGTGAGTTTCACACTGCGTGAGCCTTTCTTTGCAGAACCAACACCACGGCTGGCCCCAGCTACAGGGGATTTCACGTTTTTCGTCTCATCGGCGAACTGTTGCGGAAAAAGTTCTCTAATTTCACTATTAACTCTATCATAATAATGTTTCGTATTTGGAGGAACTCCTTCACCTAATAATTTCTGATGGATGCCCATTGCAGCATAGGTCATTCCTTCATTTTCACCAAACCATGGGTTTTCCTCTGCCCATTGTTCAGCTCTTGGGTCAACAGGAGCAGGTTGTAAATTTTGCTGCTGAGGTTGTTGAACCGCCTGTTGAGGCTGTTGCGCTGCTGGTCTTTGTTGTCTTTGTTTCAGTCGTTGAGCATTTTGCTCTTCCAAAGAAGTTTTCGCAACTGCTTCAGTGGCTAAAGCTATGGCTTCAGCATCTCCAAGTTCTTGAGCTTCTTTCAGAGCTTTTCGTGCTTGTTCTTTTTGACTCTCTACACGAGAAGCATATTCATTAACTAAAGTAGAATCAGAAGAGTGAAGTTTAGTCTGAAGCTGAGCATTTTGTTCAGCCATCTGTTTAGCAAGTTTTACTGCTTCTTCGCGCTGACGTTCAGCTTCACGCATACGATAAGTCAACTTATCAATGCGTTTCTTTACACCATCGCTATATTCATTAAGTTCGCTCTCGTTAGATGTTTCCTCTTCAGCAGAAAAGTTTACATCTTGAGCCGACTCTTGAAGCACATCAGCTTCATGAATATCTACTTCTTCCTCTGGAAGTTCTAACTCAATTTCTTGTGACTCAGCCATTTTAATGTCCTTATTGCAGAATATCTTCTGGGTTATTAACAGTGGCTAAAATTTCATCATCGTTGAGGAGACGCATATCGCCGCCTTCAATGTTAAATCTAGCTCCCGCATAGCGACCAAAAATCACCCAGTCGCCCTCTTTACACCATGGACCTTCTGGGAATTTTTCTTTGTCGGAATAAGTATCTGGGCCTAGTCGTACAACAAGCCCAACTATGGTAGCTATCCGCTCTTTATCAAGAGTTTGTTTAGCTAACATAATGCCGCCTTTTGTTTTCTCTGGAGGAGTAAACGGTAGGATAAGGATCCTATACCCAGTTGGGTTAGGTAATTTATCTGAATGAGAATCTACGTTCTCATGCGTTAGAGTAGGTTTTGGTTCTTCAGACGTATCAGATCCAAAATTTAAAACTCTATCCTCTACTTTTTTCTTAGTCGTCATCTATATCTTCCATATTTCCAAGCAGGGTAGTTATTTCTTGTTCAGCGAAATTTAACCCTGAAATTTCCCCAACTATTCGTTGGTACTGAACATAGTCGTTTGCACTCCCCGAAGCGAGTGATTGCGAAAGGTCGTGTTGACGCTCTCGTAATTTGCGGAGCAAATACTCCGAAGTTTTTATAAAATCCATTAGTTAACATAACTAATGAAATCTAAACCTTTAGTCGCCGCTCCTGTTCCTTTAGTTTTTACACTTTTCCCAGGAATGTCGATAGTTTTTTGCTTGAGCTCAGTCGGAGTTGCAAACCCTTCTGAAGAAGCAGTCATTGGTTCTATTTTAACACCTGCTGGTTGAGAACTAGGTGCAGGATACTCTCGGTTATATCGCTTCATTTAACTCTACCTCCTCGTTTCATCTTAGGAGACTTTTTAGTTTTCTTTTTAGCTGGTCCACCTTTTTTCATCATCTTAGGCATTTTCTTTCTACCCTTCATTCTTGTCTCCTTCTGAGTACAAATTATTGAAAGTTACTTTTGGATCCATGTAACTGTCATGAATTTCTGCGCTATGT